TAATTGAAAGATTATGCTGGCTGAGAAAACAACTCAGGTATGGTGAAAACTCCTCAGATACAGTTCTTATAGAACAAATGGATAATCAGCAGCCAAGTTCTTTTACAAATATATGTAAATGAATGCTGTTCAACGACTAAATGGCTTTGGGTGTGAATTCTTAATTGAATTTCATGCTTAAGATATAGTCTAGACCCTCGTGATAATCTCGATGGATTATCATAATAAATATGTCGAAAGACAGGGTATAATCGTGCTCTCCCTCTTATTGCTTTGCAATACCATGACGTTCGCGTCACCCTCAAATTCAGAGATTTCTCTGGCTGCGTCAACTACACTGGCGTTGCTCCCTCTGGCACTGGTTTAATGAGTGATTCTTACTTATTAATCGACTACGTATACTTAGATTCTGAAGAACGCAAACGCTTCGCTCAAGCTTCTCACGAATACTTAATCGAACAATTACAATTCACTGGCTCTGAATCCTTAACTGCTGCTACTGCCAAATACAGACTCAACTTCAATCACCCTTCTAAATACTTAATCTGGGCTCCTCACCTTGAAAGACATGCTACTCGTCAAAACTGGGTTGCCTGGGCTGCTGGTGCCTCCACTTGGGCTGAAGCCAGAGATCGCTTTGCTAGAGTTTTATACGTTGCTACCAGAACTGGTGTAGCAGTTGCTGCTAATACCGATGTAAAAGTAACTAACACTGGCGCTGCTGCTGTTACTGTTGGTGATGTAATTGACCCTACACAAAACCTTCCTGCTACTGCTGCTTTAACTAATTTATTAAACAAAATAGAAGTTAAAGTTGTTTGCCAAACAGGTGTTAATGCCGGTCAAGCAGTTACTGTAGCCGTTGGAGGAAATTCTGCTACTTTATTAAGTGAATTATTAAACAACACCTTAGTTGTCAGAAACAACTTAACCTCTGAAGATATCTCCAGAACTGTTGCTCAATTAACTGCTGGTGGTGCTAATGCTGATGTTCTTGCTTTAGCTACTATCAGCGTAGTTGATCACTTCAACTACGGAAACTTTGTTGATGGAACTGATAACCCCGTTTACAGTGCCAAATTACAATTAAACGGTCACGACCGCTTCCAAGACAGAGATGGCAACTACTTCAACTACGTTCAACCCGCTCAACACTTCTCCAACACTCCCGTTGATGGTATTAACGTATACTCTTTTGCCCTCAAAGCTGAAGATCACCAACCAACTGGCACTTGCAACTTCTCTCGTATCGACAACGCTACTTTACAAGTTCAATGCGGTTTATACAACAGTGTTGCCACCGGTTACACCGAAAACTACTTAGGATCTTCTTCATCCTCCTTAATGAACATCTACACTCAAAACTACAATGTATTAAGAGTGATGTCAGGAATGGCAGGCACCGCCTATTCAAATTAAAAAAAATATAGATGGTTTTTACATCAAGTTCTATATATTAAATTATTTTTAGTTTAATATATTGATAAATTATTTGTTAACTGAAAAAATTGCGTAAATAATATATAAAGAAATATATACTATAAAATATAATGTCTAATATTAATACTCAAAACACTAAATGCAGATATCATAATCATAATATGGTTTTTTGTGAAAAATTAAAAGTAACTAATTTTTGCAAGATGCACAAATATCTTGAAAATAAAGTTGATCCTAATAATTTAATATTTTGTTTTCATTGTAATTGTGTAATAACAAATGATATGAGTCAAGAATCCATAGAAAGTTTAAAATGTAATAAATGTATTCAAATTAAGTTCTGTCAAGGAGTATCACAAAAAAATAAAGCATGCACTTACAAAGCTCTTGAAAATGATGATTATTGTGAATTACACCAATCATATAAAAAATGGAAAGAATTAACTGATTCAGGAATTAAAATATGTTCAAATTGGATTAGAGGTTGTTGGTCTAATATTTTTGATAACTCAAATCATTGTATTAATTGTATTAATAAATCACAAAAAGATTTGGATATTAAAACTAACTTTATTGAAAATGCAGTTAAATATAATAATGAAACAAATGAAAATAAAATGTGTATTTCATGCAATCATATTTTTCCTAATGATAAATTACTTGATAATGACCAATGTACAAAATGTAATAAAAATTCACAGAAAAATGTTGATAATTATGTACCTAAAGATGTATTTGAACAAAAAATAAATAGTTATAAAGAAGGTGCCAAAAAAAGAAATTTACCATTTACCCTTACTAATATTGAATGTTTAAAATTATTTTCTAAAAAATGTTATTACTGTGGTTTTATCAATCAAGATCATGGTATTGGTATAGATAGAGCAAATAACTCAAAAGGATATATCAAATCAAATTGTGTTCCTTGTTGTACTCTATGTAATATTATGAAAAAAGACAATGACCTTATGACATTTATAAAAATTTGTCAACATATAGCTACTGTTAATAATAAATTTGATGGTAATATTGACTATAATTTATTTGAATCTGCATCTAATCCATCTTTTATTTCTTATATTAAAGGAGCACATGAAAGACAATTAGATTTTGAGTTAGAATTAAAAGATTTTCAGAAATTAATAAATAGTCCATGTACATATTGTAAAACAAGTAATGAAACGGAACTTTATAATGGTGCTGGTGGTATTGATAGAAAAAATAATTTAATTGGATACACAAAAATAAATTCAGTCTCATGTTGTAAAACTTGTAATTTTTTAAAACATACACAATCTCATAATGATTTTATTAATAAATGTGCTTTAATTTCTAAATATAAAAGTTTGAATATTGATGAAGATATTGAAGAAAAATTAATAGATAAATTATATGATTACTTAGATGGGTCAATTAAAAAAATAAAACCAAATTTTTTACATACATATGATTATTATAATTCTAGAATTTGGACAGGTACTATTGAAAATGTAAAAAATATTAAAATATGTTTAGAATTTGTAGAGTCAAAAGAACAAAAAGATTTATGGAATTATTATAGATATACTGTTTCATCATTAGAAACATTTAAAACTGAAAATTTTATAGGAAGAACTATTTGTGTTTTAATTAAAGATTTAAATACCAGAAAATACTTAGGTATAATAAGTTTATCTTCAGATATTAAAAATTTAAAAATGAGAGATGACTATATTGGTTGGACGTCAGATAATAAATTTAAAGATAAAATGTTAAACAGAATTATGAATTTATCAACATGTGTTAGTTTGCAACCTTTTGGATTTAATTTTAATGGAGGTAAATTATTAGTCAAATTAGCATTTAGTAAAGAAATTATGGACAAATATTTTGATAAATATAATGAAGAATTACTTGGAATAATTACAACTGGGCTATATGGAAAATCTATACAATATGATAGATTAAAAGAAATTAAATTTATAGGTATGACATCGGGTAATTCAGTATATAAAATATCACCTGAAATTACAAAATTATGTAGAGAATATTTATTATCAGTACACAATAAAATAACAAATAAAACATCAAAATTATATGTGCTATCAGATGCAATTCAAAGATTAAAATTACCAAGGGAATTATTTATGACTGATAATCCCAAAGGTATATATTTTGGATTTACATATGAAAACTCTAAAGATATTCTATGTGGTAAAAATAAAAAACTAAAAAATCCAATTAATAAATCAGCAAATGAAATGTTTAACGAATGGTACAATAGGTGGGCAATTCAAAGGTACACAAATCTTAAAAATACTAATAGAATACAAGAATTAGAATATAATTGTCCAGCAACTCGTATTAAAATATTTAGACAAAGACAAATTGAAAAATTAGGATTGGATGTTTATAAAGAAAATATTAGCCAACAAAATAAAAAATATTATGAAGAAAACAAAGAAGAAATTATAAAGAAAAATTTAGAACATTACCATAAAAATAAAAAAATTACAAACAATAAATATGATGATTTTATTCATTTGGATAATAATATAAATGTTAAAAAACCTGATTTACCAAATAATATATCATTATATAGAGACGATAAACAAATTTATATTCAATTTAATAAAGTTGAAGATGGTAATAGACTTTTTTATAGACATAAAATAGATTGTATAGATATTCAAAAAGAATTAGATAAATTAGTATTTGAAGTTAATAAAAAATTCACACATCTTAATCTTAAAAATTATAAAATTAATAATGCAGATGAATGGAATTCTTCAAAAGAACTTTCTA